TACTAATGGTTGATGAAGATTTTTTAAAAAGATACAGAGAGTCTGTAGATTTAGGTGAAGATAATTATAGTTTAATAGATGAGAGTTGTATCAGACCTATTAAAAAAGATTATACATATTGGGATGATTATTGGGAAGCTCTTGTAAAATATTTAAAAGAAAAGTATAAGTATACATATGGCAGTCAAAAGAAAAAAAAGTAATATGAAGGGGATCACCATTGGTCGGGGCATGAAGCGTCCTACCAAGGCTGGTGCTGGCATGACTAAAAAAGGTGTAGCCAAGTATCGTAGACAGAATCCCGGTTCTAAATTAAAGACTGCTGTTACTGAAAAGAAACCTACTGGTAAACGTGCATCAAGACGTAAATCATATTGCGCTAGATCAGCAGGGCAAATGAAGAAGTTTCCCAAGGCTGCTAAGAATCCTAACAGTAGGTTAAGACAAGCTAGAAGAAGGTGGAGGTGTTAATGCCACAAGGTAAAGGTACATATGGTTCTAAAGTAGGAAGACCAAAAAAGAGGACAACTTCTAAACCTCTTACAATGAGACAAAAGCAAACTCTACAAAGACATGCTAAACACCATACTGCTAAACATATGGCTAGTATGAGAAAGGCTATGAGAAGTGGAAAAACTTTTGGTGCTGCTCATAAAGAGGCAATGAAGAAAGTAGGAAAATAATGGCAATAGCCAAGAAGCGTGATCCTAAGAAATGGGCTGCTGCTAAAGCTAGAGCCAAGGCTAAGATGGGTGGTAAACACTCAGCAAGGGCGATGCAATTAGCAACTAAGTATTACAAAGATGCAGGTGGTACTTACTCAGGTAAAAAGAAAAAGAGTAATAAACTATCAAAATGGACAAAGCAAAAATGGACAACCAAGTCAGGCAAACCAAGTGGCAAGACAGGGGAGAGATATCTTCCCAAGAAAGCAATCAAGGCACTGTCATCAAAGGAATATGCAGCGACCACCAGAGCAAAGAGAAAAGGGACTGCTGCAGGGAAGCAGTTCGTGAAGCAGCCAAAAAGAATAGCTAAGAAAACAAGAAGGTACAGGAAGTAATGGCAGTATCAGGCACATATAATTTTAATCTTGATATAGATCAAGTAATACAAGAAGCAACTGAGATGATTGGGGGAGAACAAACCCTTGGTCATGAACCTGCTTCTGCCAGACGTTCTATAAATCTTATGTTAAAAGATTGGCAGAACAGAGGAGTTCTTCTCTGGACTACAGAGACTACTGCTGTTACTGTTGCAGCAAGCACAACAACCTATGATCTTAGTAGTTCTACTATAGATGCTCTTGAGGTTGTGCTTAATAGAGACAGTACAGACCTACAACTAGAACGTATCTCACCTGAAGAATATTTACTAATACCTAATAAAACACAAACAGGTAGACCTTCTCAGTATTCTATACGCAGGGGAAGAGACAATCCTGTTCTTTCGGTATGGCCTATACCAGAGAACTCTACTGACATAATGAAGATTGAACGTATTAGTTCATTACAAGATGTAGATAAATCTGCTGGACAAAATGCAGACATGCCTACACGTTTCCTACCACCCCTGACCTGTGGCTTGGCATACTATATGTCAATGAAACGTCCCGGTGTAGAGGCAGGTAGAATACAAATGTTAAAAACTAATTATGAAGAACTATTAGCTAGAGCTTTCCAAGAAGACAGAGAACGATCAACTATGAAAGTTGTGCCTAGACTAAGGTATGTATAATGGCAAGTAATAAAAACGCAATGGCTATGTGTGATACATGTGGCTTTGTATACCCACATAGAATAATGCGTTTTAACAGTTATGGTATGCTGGTATGTCCTGAAGACTTTGAAGGACAGTTTGATTTAAAGAACCATCCACAGAATAAAATACCTGACGTTAGAGATAACCCTGCAATACGTGACCCACGCCCTGACACAGGCGGCAGGAACCTAACATGGTCAGAAGCTACAACTAATTGGGAAGACACAGACAAGTATTGGAACCTAATATGACAGAACTAACCGGAAAAACAATTGCTAATACTTATAAACAACTACTAAGAGTTGGTGTAAGTACTAATACTGGCGTCAGTGCTGGTCTTACGACTATTGAAACTGGAGATGGAACTGATAGTTCTTTCCAGCTTGCTACGGGCGCAGCTAAGTTTACAGGGACTCTTGCTGTAACAGGCAACGTATCTCTTGATGGTAATATCCATGTCGATGACAAAGTTTGTGCATCTGCTTTCTACGGTGATGGTTCTAATTTAAGTGGTGTTACTGCTGTTATAGCAGGTAACATATCAGTTAGTAATGCTACTATAGGTGGTAATCTCTATGTCAGTGGTACTACGACAATTGTAGGGGCTACTCATTTACAGGCTGCTGTATCAGTTGGCGGTGCTGCACAGTTTGGTTCTACAGTAACAGTATCAGGAGCAACACAACTTCAAAGCACTGTAACGGCTGTTGGTGCAGCTACATTTAAGTCTACAGTAACAGTAGAAGGTGCTGCTACATTTAATAATAATGTATCAGTTAGTGGTACATTTAAAGTTCTTGGTGCATCTACATTTACCGCTAAAGCAGAGTTTGAAGATGACGTGTCTGTATCAGGTGCCTTGGATGTAGCTGGTAATGCTTCTATTGGTGGAACACTCATGGCAACAGGCGCAGCCACATTTGATAATGATGTGTCAGTCAGTGGTGGTCTTGTTGTAGGAGGCACAGTAACAATAGTAGGAGCCAATGTACAAGCTGCTAATGCAAAGGTTTGTGCATCTGCTTACTATGGTGATGGTTCTAATATAACTAATATTAGTGGACCTCAAATATCAGGTGATGTATCTGTAAGTAATATAAAGGCTGCTGGTAATGTATCTGTAGCTGGTAATTTAAATGTTGATGGTACTGTTACTATAGGGGGAACTAATCTACAGGCTGCTAATGCAAGAGTATGTGCATCTGCTTATTATGGAGATGGTTCTAATTTAAGTAATATTTCTACATCTATTGTTAATAGTAGAGTTGCAGGTAACTTTGCTGTATCTGCTAATCTATCAGTAGGCGGTACAAGTAATATTACAGGCAAAGCAGAATTTGAAGATGATGTCTCTGTATCAGGTAATTTAATAGTAGGTGGAACTACAACTATTGTAGGAGCTACACATTTACAAAGTACTGCTTCAGTAGGAGGAGCAGCTACGTTTGCTTCTACTGTAACAGTAGTAGGTGCTGCAGCTTTAAAAAGTAATGTAACAGTAGGTGGTGCATTAGATGTAGCTGGTAATGTATCAGTAGGTGGTACGTTCTTTGCTGGAGGTGGTATTACCTATGATGGTGATGTCTCTGTATCAGGTGACTTAGCTGTAGGTGGTAATGTATCAGTAGGTGGGACTTTCTTAGCAACAGGTAAAGCTGAATTTGAAGATGATGTGTCAGTCTCTGGTGCTTTAATAGTAGGTGGAACTACAACTATTGTGGGAGCCACACATTTACAAAGCACTGTATCAGTTGGAGGGGCTGCTACTTTTGCATCTACTGTGACAGTTGTTGGTAATGCAGTATTTACTGCTGACATACAAAAGAAAACAGCAGGTACATCTAACTTTGCTGCAGGTGTTAATGCAGGTAACTCAATTGAGTCAGGCGGTAACTACAACGTCGCAGTAGGTGATGAGGCTGGCACGGCTATCACGACAGGAGATCAAAATACTTTAATTGGATATGCCGCTGGTGATGGATTTGATACAGAATCCTACAATGTTGCTGTAGGTTACAATGCTTTAGGTGGAGCTTCTTATGCTGCGGAATACAATACAGCTATAGGTACTAATGCAGGTGCAGCAATTACTTCAGGAGGCGTAAATGTTTTCGTAGGTTCTAATTGTGGTGATGCAACTACCACAGGTGTTGGTAATGCCGTTGTTGGACAGGAAGCTCTTGGTACTAATACAAGTGGAAGCTACAACGCAGCACTAGGTTATAACGCATTAAAACTTAATGAGACAGCATCTAACAATA